AAGTTCCTGTCGATATATTTGCCAAGTTGGTTTTTGAAACAAGCAAAGAATATGGCTTTTGTTTAACTGCTGTTGAAAATAATACAGTGGGCTTTGCTGTACTTGAGAAACTAAAAGAACTTCGTCATCCAAATCTTTATTATTCAGTAAAGACAACACATGAATACGTCGATCAATATCAAGCAGAAAATATGTCTAACTCTGTTATTGGCTTCAGTACAACACAAAATACTAGACCGCTTGTTGTAGCTAAACTTGAGGAATATATTAGAAATAAAATTCTTTTAACTTACTCTCCAAGATTATATGCAGAGTTTAAAACATTTATCTGGAATCACGGCAAGGCTCAAGCTTCTAAAGGAAAAAATGACGATTTGGTAATGGCAGCAGCTATTGCAGCTTTTATTAGAGATAATGCATTAACAGCAGACAAACTTAATGTAGAATATAGAAAAGCAATTATTGATGGTATAAGAAAAACAGAGAATCATTTTACAACAAATATTCCGGGTATGATAAATATGCAAAAGACGGATATCTATGGTAATAACATAATACCTACCAACTATTTATCTAAGAATAAAAGCGCACTTCCCGTTTTAATATTCAGGGGATAACATGGCAAACAATTGGAACAAAAGTAAAAATAATCCTTATAATCCAGAGTCGGAGCTTTATCGCAGGCTTACTCGACTGTTATCTGGTCCAATTGTAAACTTCCAGACACAAAAACCAAAGTATGGCAGAATTGATCAATTTATTGATGCAAGCAAATCTAACTTTAAATCTGCATCTGGTCAACAGTTTAAAAAACAAACATATGATCCATTCAACAATCTTCAAGCCATGGCTGTTGCTAATGCCAGAAGAAACGAAAGATATCTTGATTTTGATCAAATGGAATATACACCAGAGCTTGCTTCTGCTTTGGATATTTATGCAGATGAAATTACAACATCAAATGAATATAGAAATATATTAAAGATAACATGCCAAAACGATGAGATCAAAGAAATATTAAAAACATTGTTTTATGATGTTTTAAACATTGAATCAAATTTATTTGGATGGGCACGCAATATGTGTAAATATGGCGATGCTTTTTTGTTTTTAGATATAGATGAATCATTAGGTATAAAGAGTATTATAGCGTTGCCAACTTCTGAAGTCGAAAGGCTTGAGGGTGAAGATAAATCCAATCCAAACTATATTCAATTCCAATGGAATGCCGCTGGCTTAACATTGGAGAATTGGCAAGTTGCTCACTTCCGTGTTTTGGGAAATGATAAATATTCACCATATGGCTCTTCAGTATTGGAGCCAGCGAGAAGAATTTGGCGTCAATTAACAATGTTAGAAGACGCAATGATGGCTTATAGAATTGTTCGTTCGCCAGAAAGAAGAGTGTTTTACGTTGACGTTGGTGGTATTGCTCCAGAAGATGTTGAGCAATATATGGAAAAAGTCATGACGCAAATGAAGCGTCATAAAGTTATCGACAATGACACTGGCAAAGTAGATCTTCGTTATAACCCAATGAGTGTTGATGAAGATTATTATATTCCAACCCGTGGTGGTCAAAGCACAAAGATTGAATCATTACCCGGTGGTCAATTTACTGGAGCGATTGATGACGTTGAATATTTAAGAGATAAACTATTCTCTGCCATAAAAGTTCCACGTTCTTATCTTGCGCGAGGCAAGGATTCAGCAGAAGATAAAACTACGCTTGCTCAAAAAGACATTAGATTCGCAAGAACCATTCAAAGATTACAAAGAGCCATTCTTGAACAGCTTGAAAAAATTGCAATTGTTCATTTGTATACATTAGGATACAAAGGTTCTGATTTATTATCTTTTGATTTATCATTAAATAATCCATCAAAAATTGCCGAGCTTCAAGAGCTTGAACAATGGAAACTTAAGTTTGAGGTTGCTGGTGCAGCAACTGAAGGATACTTTAGCAAGAGATGGGTTGCAATTAATTTGTTTAATATTTCTGAAGACGAATTTAAAAGAAATCAAGAAGAAATATTCTATGATAAAAAAGTTGCTGCCATGCTTGAACAAGCCGCTGCTGGCGCTGCTGCTGGCGGAGAAGCCGCTGCTGGTGGCGGTGGAGGCGGTGGTGCTCTTGGCGGTTTTGGTGGCGGTTTGGGTGGCGAACTTGGCGGCGAAGCTCCACCAGAAGGCGAAGCCCCAGAAGGCGCACCTCCCGAGGGTGAAGCGCCAGAAGGTGAAGCGGGCGGTGGAGAAGATGTATTATTAGCCGCCCCACCAGAAGCAGGGGGCGCTCCAGCAAAGAAAGATAGTAAATGGAGCAATGTGGCTTATATACAATATAAAGATGGTTCATATGAAACGGAAGGTTCAAATGGAAAGCCATATACTCCAGTAAAAAGAGATAAAAGAGAAACTGCTGGAAGGACTAAAAATTATTTAGCGGCAGGAGGCTCTAATCTATCAACGGATGCTAGAAGAAATATAACGCCCGGATTTAATAATTTAAATAGAGCTTCAAAAGGGTTAATGGAGAATAAAGAAACTAGTTATATTGATGATACGGAGAAAAAACTTTTTGAAACTAAAAAAGATATTCTTGATTTGATAAAAGGCTTGGAGAAGAAAAATGAAAATGAAGCATAATAAGAAAAGAAATACCGCTTTTCTTTTTGAAGTTCTCTCAAAAGAACTTACAAAACAGATTTTAAGAAAAGACAAGCAACAACAGGCGATTATTCTTGAAACATTGAAGATGTTCTTTGCGAATGGAACATTGCTCAATAAGGAATTAAAGCTGTACAAATACTTGGCGGAAACTAAGAATCTGAATCAAAAGGCTGCCGTAGAACTTGTTAAAAGAGTTCAACAAGAATATGATAGGCTTGATGAAACAATGATTTTTAATGAGCAAAGCAGGCTCATCTCACACATTAATAAAAATTTATCAAAAGACGTTTATAATTATTATGTCCCAAGTTATAAGAATTTGGCTTCCATTTATCAAATGTTTGATAGACAAACTCCACTACCAAAGAAAGTTATATTAGAACAACATATTGTTCATAATCTTGTAAACCAAGACAATGAGCCAAATAATGTTGGTGATGTAAAGCTTCGTAACTCTGTTGTGACTTCAATAGTTAAAATATTTAATGAGAAGTATTCTGATCTCTTAGAAGAGCAAAAGACACTCTTGAGAAAATTTATTTATTCTGTTGAAGATGCTAGTGAGTTTAAATTTTACATTAATGAAGAAGTAGCTCGTTTAAGAAAAGCACTTGAAGATTATCGTGGCGATAAAGACGTTGCTCATGATAAAGATATGAAAGTAAAATATGACAGAGTGTTTGAGATATTGGATTCGTTTAAAAATGATCCTGTTCTTACAGAGTCAAAAGTATCTGACTTAATGAAAGTTCAGCTATTAGTTAGCGAGTTAAATAAATAATGATAAAAGTAAAGCTACCAAATCAAGAAGAGGCACAGCCAGAAGTTCCTGTAGCTCCACCAGAGCCTCAGAAACCAAAAATTAAAATGGCTGAACCAGACAATAAAATTCAAGTATCGTTAAATAAAACGATACCTGCAAGAGTTATATTGCCAATAAATATTAAAAAAACTTTGGATGGTAACGTCTTAATAAAAGATCATCCACTAATTGATATCATGGTTTTACCAGCCGCAAATAAAGTTATAACTATGGCAAAAGATAACAAATCCAGAGATACGTATAGCGCACAAAAAGATTTGTTTGAACTATTGCGTTCCTTTGGTTTAATAATTCCCGATTCTGTTCAGGGCGGCTCTACATATGGCTCTTTAGAGGCGCTTTATCCACAAAGCGATAAAGTCGATTCCTTGTCTGCTGTATTGATTGGTATCTATAAATTATTACAGCAGCACCAACAATATAGTAAAATTCAAACTGATTATGAAGAAGAATTTGAAAGCTATCTCACAGATCCAGAAGAGGGAGAATACACAGATTACGATACTGCTATGTCTACTCACCGAGTTAGAAAAGGTTCAATTGATCCAAAACAAAAAGCATTCGGCTTGCTATTCAGGATATAATGCAAGTACTTTATTTTATTTTGGTCTGTTATGGGCTGACCCAAATACTATGTTATGGAAAAATATTTGATAAAGTAAGACCAGACAAGGAATGGTTATTTGGTTTTGGTCTTTTATTCCACTGTTCCATGTGCATGGGATTCCATGTTGGCTGGCTTGTTTATACACTTTCACTTTTTAGCAAACTATTTATTTTTGAGTTCAATTTCATCGACATGTTTTTTATGGCATGTTTGAGTTCGGGCACTAGTTATATTTTAGACAAACTGATCGATGATGAAGGTTTGAGGGTAAAATGAATCAAGATTTTAATCCATACACAATGATTCACTGGATGCTACGTCCTCCAACACATTGTTGCAAAGGAAGCTGACTATGAACGATAAAGTATTATTAAGAGAATTTTTTGAAATGTCATCCGATGATTCGTTATTGACAGAAGCTGATAAAAAGCGTATCAGTGAAGGCGAATTAATAATGGCAGGCGTAATGCAAAGAGCCGATGCTGAAAACGGCAACGGTCGTGTTTACCCTGAAGATATTTTAAGAAGAGAAGTTCAGAATTATAAGAAAATTGTTGGTGAAAATAGAGCTATTGGCGAACTAGATCATCCCGATTCATCTGTTGTTGAACTTAAAAATGCTTCACATATTGTTACAGAAATTGAAATGCGCGGTAAAGATGTTGTTGGTAAAGTAAAAGTATTAGATACTCCTGCTGGTAGAATCTTAAAAGATCTTATAAGAGGCGGCGTTAAGCTTGGCATCTCTTCAAGAGGTTTAGGTTCTGTAAAATCCAATGGCGGTAGAAACCTTGTACAAGAAGATTTCCAATTAATTTGTTTTGATTTCGTATCTGACCCATCTACAGTAGGTGCATTTATGATTGCTGAAGGCAAGAATGCGAAGAGCAACATATTCACAAGGGCAGATAGAATTAATAGAGTATTAAACGACATATTTAGAGATTAACATGAGTACAAAAAAAGATCAATTAAAAACTTTATTCAAGCCAATCATCAAAGAATGTGTTAAAGAACTCATCTTGGAGCAAGGCATTTTATCTAGCTTAATTTCCGAAATAAATAAAGCAAATGGTGGCAATCATTCAGTCAATTCTGATATTGTTGCAAAAGAGAAAAATGAATTACAACGCGCAGCAACTAATAAAGTTAAAATAGATGAAGCAAAAAGAAAAATATATGCAGCAGTAGGTTCTGATACTTATTCAAATATTTTTGAAAATGTTGAACCGCTAACTAGTTATGAAGCAGGCGGGTCATCAACTTCGCCAGCAAATCCATTAGGAGATCAAGCTCCCAATGATCCCGGCGTTGATATAACATCAATTCCCGGCATGAGCATGTGGAAAACACTAGCAACAGATAAAAAGAGGTAACATGTCTAAAAAAAGACCAGTAAACGCTCAAGTGCATTTGAGAAGAGATGAAAGCCCAGAGAGCTTGATAAAGCGTTTTATGAAAAAAGTAAAGAACGAAAAAATCATTGATGAAGTTCGTGATAGAGAATATTTTGAAAAACCATCAATAGTCAACGCAA